TAGAAATACCAGAGTTGCCAGAGTTTGATATGGGTACACTTCTTACTGTCCTCGGAGGTATGCTCGGAATTGGAGGACTTAGAACTTATGAAAAGCAGAAAGGGTTAACGAAATGAAAGAAAACTTTCAAAAATGTTTAGAGAAGATTCTCCACCACGAAGGAGGATACGTAAACCACCCCCGTGACCCCGGAGGGGAGACTAATCTTGGTGTGACTAAAAGGGTGTACCAAGAGTGGGGTGGCACAAAAAATATGCGAGATCTCACGGTAGATGACGTAGCTCCTATTTATGAGAAGAACTACTGGGGGCGGGCTAAATGTGACCACTTACCATCTGGTCTGGATCTGGCTGTTTTTGATTGGAGTGTGAATAGTGGCGTGGGCAGAGCTGTTAAAAAACTACAATCTATGATTGGTACAGAAGCAGATGGAGGCATTGGTCCGAATACATTAAGAACTTTGGATGAATACATTGAACATCACGGATTAGAGACTACTATTAAGAACTATAGAAATATTAGACAAGCGTTTTATGAGTCTTTGTCTACGTTTTCTACTTTTGGCAGGGGGTGGACCAGAAGAAACGATGAAACATTGGAAGCAGCCTTAAATATGCAATAAAAAAAGAAAGGGAGGATATGGCTAATATATACACACCAAAAGACGAAGAGGAAATCTTTGCTCCATTTAGTCCTATTATAGGATATAAAAAAATGTCACCTAGCTTTGTAGATAGGCTCAACGACGCTATGGACGAGAATATGGAGGATTGGTCGCCTAATCTCGTAGGTAAAGTTTCACAAGAGTTAAAATTTACGAAGGAGCTAGATCAGCTTTGGGCAAATGAATATAACCCTATTCATGTTCACTTAGGTTCTTATTTATCCTGTGTAGGGTATTTAAAATTACCAGATGGTATAGATGAAGAGTGGGAAGAAGATTACAAAGATCATCATCCGTGTAACGGACACATACAATTTGTTTATGGACACGCAGCTAATCATACAGGGTCTAATTGTTTAATGAAACCAAGGGTCGGAGACTTTTATGTTTTCCCGGCTCATTTGCATCATTGTGTTTATCCTTTTAAAACAAAGGGTGAAAGGCGTAGTTTTAGTGTAAATTGCACCATATCCGCTACTTATAAAGATCCATCACAAGAAGCTAAAACCTTTTCGGATCAAGAAAAAGAAATGCTCGTTGAAAAAGAAAAAGCTTAACGATGTGGATGCCTATACTTTTGGTATGTTCTAGTGTTTATGCCGAAAGTTGTATAGTGGTTACAAGAAATTGGGAGTTTCATAAGCAGTTTGAGATTTGTCTTGGTGTCGCTAAGATGCAGGCGGAAAAACTTTTTGAACATCCCCAGATTTATCACATCAAACCTTTGTGTCAGGAGATAATTTTAAGTAAACCCACTTGATTATTTTATATTTTTCTACATAATCCCATATATAAATGCAATTTTATAGGATTTTTTTTAGAAATGAGTGATATTTTTGTTGCAGAAGCTGTATTAAGGATTATAAATGACCATAGACGGACTGTTCAGGACGTTTTACAGTATAACAATGTAAAAAATATGGAACATTACCGCGAACTCATGGGCAATTTGGATGCCCTTAACTATGTAGAACAGGAACTCAAGAGCCTGCTAAATAAACAGGAGCAAAATGATGAATAAAAGTGCTACAATAAAAGCATCAGCTACGCCAAAAGCTGTTGCGAACCTTTCAGATGCTTATCAAGAAGAAAGATACCTTAATCCAGAAGCCTTAGAGGGCTCTCTGTTGGACAGAATGCCTAGTCCTACAGGTTGGAGACTGTTGATTTTGCCTTATAGAGGCAAGGGAAAGACAGAAGGTGGTATTCATCTACCAGATCAAGTTAGAGAACAGAACCAAGTGTCTACTCAAGTCGGGTATGTACTGAAAATGGGTACACTTTGCTACCAAGATAAGGAAAAGTTTCCTTTTGGGGCTTGGTGTAAAGAAAATGACTGGGTGATGTTTGCCCGATACGCAGGTTCTCGTTTTAACATTGACGGTGGTGAGGTCAGAATACTCAATGATGACGAAATTCTGGCTAAAATACAAAATCCAGACGATATTTTGCATTTTTAGGAGGTATAAATGGCAGAAGACAAACAAATAGAGCTTGAATTAGACGAATCAAACGATGTGGAGGTCGAAGTCAAGCCTGATGCGAAAAAAGAAGACGTTACTGAGGTAGTAACAGAAACAACGGATGAAGATCAGTTTAAAAAAGCTGAATCAGCCACACAAAAACGAATAAATTCTCTTACAAAGAAGATGAGAGAGGCTGAAAGAAGAGAACAGGAGGCATTAAACTATGCAAAAAATGTTCAAAACGAATCAAACAACCTCAAAGCAAGATTAAACAATTTAGACACCAGTTATATCAATGAATATGACAATCGTGTTAAAAGTCAGATGGCACAAGCGGAAAAAGATCTTGCTAAGGCAATGGAAATAGGTGATTCGCAGGCAGCGGTTGTTGCAAATAAGCAAATTGCAGAGCTTGCCGTGCAAAATAGTCAGTTAAATCAAGCAAAAGCGCAACAAGAGCGTCAAAAGGCGGTTACTCAGCAACAAAATTATGTCCAACAGCCTGCACCACAACAGCAACAGGTAAGGAGACCTGACCCTAAAGCAGAAGAGTGGGCAAGCAAAAATGACTGGTTTGGGCAAGATGAAGCTATGACTTTTGCTGCTTTTGGCATACATAAACGACTTGTCGAAGAAGAAGGGTTTGACCCGCAGACCGATGAGTATTATACTGAGTTAGATCGACGAATTAACGATAAGTTTAATTTGTCAGCTAAAGATACTGGTAGAAGACCCGTCCAGACTGTTGCCAGTGTCTCAAGAAATTCTGGGCGCAATAGTGGGAAAAAGGTTAGACTCACCCCTAGCCAAGTTGCAATAGCAAAGAAATTGGGTGTGCCGCTAGAAGAATATGCGAAATACGTGAAGGAGTGAAATTATGAGCATTGAAAATATAGATCAACCAATTAAGAGAACTTCTCGCGCAAATGAAACTAGGGAGAAGACGGCTAAACGCAAGCCGTGGGCTCCACCCTCCATGTTAGACGCTCCACCTGCACCTGACGGGTTTCAACACCGTTGGATAAGGGCAGAAACTCGCGGATTTGATGACACTAAGAATATTAGTGCTAAAATGCGTGAGGGTTGGGAATTGGTTCGTAAGGACGAATATCCTGATTTTGAAGCCCCAGTTATTGACACAGGTAAATATGAAGGAGTATTTGGTGTTGGGGGATTGATGCTTGCTCGCATTCCTGTAGAGACAGCCAAAGAAAGAAGTGATTACTTTTCTTCAAAGAGTCACGACCAGATGGAAGCTGTTGATTACGATATGATGCGAGAGAATGCACATTCAACCATGACGATTTCTAAACCAGATCGTCAATCTCGTGTAACCTTCGGTGGTCCTCCAAAAAAATAAAGGCTAGGACTACCCCAATATAGGAAGATAAATTAATGGCAAATCAAGAAACAGCCTTCGGTCTTCGTCCTATTGGGCTTGTTGGTAATGCAGCCAATACTACTGGGGTAACTCAGTATGAGATTGCATCCGACAATACTAACGCTTTGTTCAATGGTGCTATTGTAGTGCCTACCGCAGCAGGGGTAATTGATCAAGCAGGTGCTACCAGTGGTGGTACAACGCAAGCGTTAGGTGTTCTTATGGGCGTAGAATACGTAGATAGTTCAACCAAAAAAGTAGTTTTTAATAATTACTGGCCGGGTTCAAACAATGTGAGTGTGGATACAAACTTTCCTGTAAAAGCACTTGTAGCTGACAATCCGAATCAACTATTTAAAGTTGCTTCAGATGCAACTCTTACAGACCGTGCAACTGCGTTAACAGCCGTTTTTGCTAACGCTTCGTTAGGCACCTCTGCACGTACAGGTTCAACCAGTACAGGTAGAGCTAATGGCGCATTAAGTGTAAGTTCTATTGCAACAACAGCCACATTACCGTTGAGAATTGTAGGAATAATGGACGACGAAGCTAATAGTGATTTCACTGCAGCAGGTATACCGCTCATTGTTCGACTCAATGCTCACTTCAATGCACCAACAAGTAGGTTTGATTCGCAGACAAATGCGACATCAACCGGAATATAAGGAGGGATTAGACTATGGCTATATCTCGCGCACAATTAGCGAAAGAGCTTGAACCCGGCCTTAATGCCTTGTTTGGGCTTGAGTATGATCGTTATGAAAACGAACACGCTGAAATCTTTGAAGAGGAGACATCAGACAGAGCTTTTGAAGAAGAAGTAATGTTAGGTGGTTTCTCAACTGCACCTGTTAAGTCAGAGGGTGGAGCAATTAGTTTTGACGATGCACAAGAAACCTACACAGCTAGGTATACGCATGAAACTATTGCTTTAGCATTTTCTATAACTGAAGAGGCTATTGAAGATAATCTTTACGATAGACTAGCTTCACGTTATACAAAGGCTCTAGCACGTTCTATGGCTCAGACAAAGCAGATCAAAGCAGCAGCAATACTCAATAATGCTTTTACTGCAGGTTCAAGCGCAATAGGGGACGGAGTAGCTCTATGTTCTGCTTCACACCCATCTTTATCAGGAACTCAAACCAATATCTTAGCTACAGCAGCTGACCTCAATGAGACTTCTCTTGAGCAGATGTTGATTGACATTGCAGGGTTTACTGATGAGAGAGGGCTTAAAATTGCAGTTAGAGGAACTAAATTAATTATTCCAAAAGAATTGCAGTTTATTGCAGAAAGAGTAATGAACTCAAACCTCCGTTCAGGAACAGCGGATAACGACATCAACGCCAACAGAAGC